GGTATGCGCTTCAGCTCGCCTCAGTCTCGAACTGAAGCGTTTTAAGAATCAGGTTTATGAGAGCGGCGGTGTTGTTCCTCTTAGCGATGAGGAGGTTTACGTCCTCGAAAGCGAGCAGGGCACCACACACCTACCGGACTACATCTGTGCGATGTACGGCGGAGTTTTTGTTCGCCTGCCTGAAGTCGGCGATCTGGACAACGTAGACATGCACCAGCGCTCTTTGCGTACTTCTGTGAAGCGCGGCCGAGTTGACCAGTTTCTTGCCCTGGCGCTGGAGGATGGCGAAATTACTGCGGCAGAAGCCGCAGAGATACTGGCCTTACATGCTAAGCACCTGTCTGCGCGCCACGAGGAGGTGACTGCGCTGATCGAGTTGCACAAGTCGAAACGCCCAGCCCCACCGCGAAGCGGGAAAGGTTGATATGCAGTTCACGATCACGATCAACCAGGTGAAAGCGCTGCAGTGGGGGTTGAACTCGCAGCAGGCATTACTGTTTTCGTTTGTCTACGAATGTCCTAGTTGGGCCAAGGCAATCAAGACCGATAACGGGATTTTCTTTGCCTTGAGCAAGGCAAAGATCGTGGAGGAGTTGCCCCTGCTCACCGACAAACCAGACACCGCGTACCGACTTCTCAAAGGGCTCGAGACCGCAGGGTTGATCGAGCTATCCCACACTTCAAACATCAGTTTGTTTCGTTTGACCGAGAAGGCCAAAGAGTGGAATCGCAAGCTGGACGGGTCGGAAAAATATCCGACCTCTGATGTGAGCCAAGGTCGGAAAAAAATCCGATCTACCTCGGAAAAATCTCCGAGCAAGGTCGGAAAAATTTCCGAACAGGGTCGGAAAAAAATCCGAGAAGGGTCGGAAAAATCTCCGACAAATCAGGGTACCAGTAATCAGGTTACCAATCAGGTAACCAGTAATCAGGAGAAGCAGGGCGCTGACGCGCCAAGCAAATCGCCAAAGTTTGATCCGCTGATGGTCAAACCGGAAAATGTCAGCGTCGAGGTGTGGGCCGATTGGTGCCAGCACCGCAAGGAAATCCACAAACCCCTTACCGCCAAAAGCTGCGAACAACAAGCCAAGGCCTTGGCGGCACACCCAGCCCCCGATTCCGTGCTGGTCCTTTCGATTAGCAATGGATGGACAGGGATCTTCCCTGACAAGCCGGTCGGCATCGCACATTCACTTCCAGTCAGTCGCCATTCCGGCTTCGACACTCGCGATTACAAGGCTGGCACCAAGGAGAACGCCAATGGCACCTTCCGTCTCTAATCTCAGTGCTCACATAGACCGAAAATTCCGCGTCATCGGCCGTAAACCAGCGAGCTGCTTCGATCATGGCGATTACTCGGCGGTCATCCTCAAGGGCGGCAGCCTGTCAGGCTGTCCGATCTGCGCGAGTAACCAACGCGATATGCAAGAGCTTGAGCGCAAGCGCTCCCAGTTTCGGATTGTTCAACAGTCGAGCGCCCGGATTCCAAAACGTTTCGCGGAAAAGACGTTTGCCGATTTCGTCGTATCGCACCCTGCCCAGCAGATTGCCCTGGATGCATGCACCGATTATGTCGAGAACTTTTCGAAACATCGCCGAGAAGGTCGCTGCATGTTGCTGCTGGGGAAGGTTGGCACCGGCAAGACGCACCTAGCTATTGCCTCGGCCAATCACCTGATCAACGAATGCATGGTAAAGGCGATCTACCGCACGGTGGGCTCACTCATTGGCGATATCCGGGCGACGTTCAATGATCGCTCGGGCGAGTCCGAGGCGCACATCCTGCGTGAGGTGATTAGCGCGGACCTGCTGGTGCTCGATGAAGTCGGCGCCACCAAGCAGAGCGAGTTCGAGCTGGCCACGCTGTTCAGCATCATCAATGGTCGTTACGAGCAATGCCGCCCGACAATCATCGTCAGCAACCTTTCTCCTGCCGAACTGAACGACGCCATTGGCGCGCGCTGTGTCGACCGCATCCGCGAAAACGGGTGCATTGGCGTGGCATTCGAGTGGGAATCTCAACGCGGTAAGGAGGGCTTCTGATGGGGATCAGCTTGGAAACACCCGATCGCCGCTTGGCTATTCCGGATCCGGCAAACTATCGGTATGCCGTGTTCTGCTGCTCTTTCAAGTTGGACCTGAGTGATACACCGGACCACGCGCTGGCACTGTTCGCGAATCAGGCTATGGCCGAGCGCTATGGCGTCTGGATGTGGCCCACCACCTTCCAGGTCGTTGACCTCGACGATACCCCCGGTGCACGAACGTGAACGCTCTGGTGAAAACCCTGACAGTCAAACTGTCAGATGCCGAAATCGAACGCAATGCGAAGAAGCTGCATGTACGCGACTTGCGCGATGCCAGTCACCCCGCGTTGCACTTTCGCTTTGCGAAGAATCGGGCGCGCGGGTCGTGGTACCTATTGAACAAACGCCAGTGGCACCGCATAGGCGCCTTTCCCGACCTGTCCACCAAGCAGGTGGTCGCGGCGTTGCCGGCGGTTCGCTTGCGCGTGGCAGCCGATGGCGCGGCCAGCGTGTCGGGTTGGGTCACTGTCGGCGAGCTCCTCGAATGGTTTACTGATCGCATGTCGCGCTCCCGGTCGCTTTCGGCCAAGCGTCGGTCAGCGATCAAGTCAGCCATCAATTGCCAGCTCAAGCCACGCCTGGATGATCTGCTGATTGGCGACGTCAACGCCCAGACCCTCGACAAGCTGCTGATGTGGCCGGCTCAGGCCGAGCTGTCGCTGTCCTACGTTCAGCAGCTCTACCGATTGCTGGCCATGGCCTTTCGGCAGGCCCGCAAACTGGACCTGATCCCGATCAATCCGATGGCCGAGCTCAAGTTCGGCAACTTTACGACGGCGCGCATCCTACCCAAGGCCGCGCGCCTGCGTGACGTCCAGTTGCCCGAGCTTGTGTCGCAGCTGACCGAACGATTCGAGAGCACACCCGGTGACGCCATGCTGGCCCTGATGATGTTGTGCCACGGCACTCGCATCGGTGAAACCCGCCAGACTCGTTGGGCGGACATTACGCTGCCGGAACGTGAGTGGTTCCTGCCGGCCGAACACACCAAGAGCAAGGCCGAGCTGCGGGTGCCACTGACCGACCAAGTCTGCGCATTGCTGCGCCGCTACCGTGACCGACAAGCCGCGCAAGGGTACGAGGGGCCATTCCTGTTCCCGTCCCGCCGAGGCAAGGCGCTGAGCGATAACCAGGCGAGTGCTGTGTTCACCCGATTAGGGCAGGGCGCCTGGACCAGTCACGACCTGCGCAAGGTGGCGCGTACCGCGTGGACCGACCTTGGCGTTGATGGTCACATCGGTGAAATGCTGCTGAACCACTCCCTCGGCAAGATCGCCTCAACCTACATCAACACCCAGGCCAAGGAGCAGCGTCGGATGGCGCTGGTGAAGTGGCACCACTGGTTAGATAGCCGTGGCTTCAAGAAGATTCATGCGCAGACAGGCGTTAGATATGAAGAATCGCAAAACCTCGTCGACGCCTTGAACAGCGTGGCCTGCGAGTCCATTCCGCAATTTGTTAAGGGCGAGGTTTGAAAACATGAAAAAAGCCCAGGCCCATGGCTTTCGTAAGGCGCGGATTGAGCTGGAGCACTGCTTGACCTGCAAGGGCAAAGCCGTGGTGCAGGGTGTTTTTTATGAGCTGGTTTGCAGTGATTGCAACGGCTCAGGCTGGGTCATGGCGGGAAGTAGGTTGATGCTTTCTACAGACGAATTGGTGACACAACTCAGCCTCAGATTGCAGCAGGCTCAGCGCGAAATTGAGGTGCTGAAGCGGGTTCCATCGTTATCCGGCCCGGCTGCGTACTACCAACAGAACAACCGTCGCGGTGCCGGCGGATCAAATTACACAGGGGATTGAAAGCATGATGATTCGTAAGCCGGCTGGCCGACCGTTGGGGGATACCGAGTACTTGTTGGAACAGTGGGGATGGTGGCGGATGGACGGGGCAGGGATACCCCATTACACCTCACCGACATTTGCGCTGATGCGCCAGGCGATGCCGCAAGTGTCGTCGAGCAAGAACTATTGCATCACGGACGAATGGGCCGGGGCTATTGACAGTGCAGTGGCACGGCTCTCACACCGTGATCAGCAGATGGGCGATATTATTTGGCTTTACTACGGTGCTAAATGGCCCATGGTCCGGGTTGGCAAGCACTACGGCATAAGCGAAGGGAAAACGCGGGAACTGGCGAGAGCAGGGGCGGCATGGATCGATTGTGCTGTCGATGCAATACGGCAAGCTGCTTAATCGGGCTGACTGCCTGGTTTGCAGTGAATTTTACGAGAGCTTCGTAGCATTCCCCGAAACAAAGCGACCCAAAGAAACGTAAAGCCATTAGCCGGTTTTACAAAAATCTCCACCGGAGAAATGAAATCCAGCAAGCAGTTACAGGGTGGGCACGTCTGGAGCAGAGGGCGCCTGAGAACGCCATAAGCTCCTGATGCTGCAGCATTGACAACCAGCAAGCAGTTACCGAGCTTTACCAATGCAGCTTGACCCGTTAAGTTTGACCGATGGCAATGTGCCAATTTCGGGGCTAGGGTATATGTCAGGACGACCTTTGATATTAATGCTGCGTACAGGGGCAAGCATTAAAGCTATTAACTCCTACAAAACCATGGCTATCTATTTGAAAGTGCACAATATAGTACGGGTTAGATATGCTTGATACAAAAAAAGCAAGGGAGCAAAATGGTAGAGATTCATTCAGTAGATATCGCGCTCAGGTCAGGTCTGCCGCGGTAGCCTCACTTTCAATACTTGAAGGTGCGAATGTAGATAGGGTTTACTGCGATCTTCATGATGATTTCGTTATTAGGAAAAAAGATGGAGATGGATTTTCATATATATTTTATCAGGTTAAAACCAAAGGTAAGCAAAATCACAATTGGACTATTAATGAGGTCTTCGGTCTTAATACTAGAATAAAAGATCAGACCAAGCAAAGTGTTGAGTCTATCAAAGAAAGTTTTGTAGGTAAGTTGTTGCTTCATACAGTTGTTTTTGATGAGTTTTGCAATTCCGTAATATTTCAGACTAATGTGAATAATAGTGATGAAGTCGATGACTTATTGGCAGACATTCAGTCTGGGGTCTTTGCCAATAAGTTTTCGAAAGTTATTCTTGAGCGTTTTACGGAATGCTTCGGGGGCGACAGCATCACGTACAGTCCGGAGGAGGCAAAGTCAAAACTATCAAAGCTTTCATTTGAGTCAGATGTTTCTTTTTTAAAAGACGGCGATAACTATTTTGAGTTGATTGTAAAGGAAAAAATATTTGAGTTTAGTGAGATTGATCTAGAGCGCGCTGAATTCAGAGAGATTTTACTACGACTGCTTGATTTGGTCGAAAGAAAATCAAGCGGCGTAATTAAGACTTGGGATGCTGACTCTATAGAAAGCTGTGCGGGGATATCAATCGATGATCTCCTTACAATATTGAGCATTTCTAAAGATGCCTACTATAGTTTATTGAAAGGTGGTGATAGCAGTGCCATAAAGTCAGCATCTATGATTCAGCGCGCATTGAAGGCCGGCGGTGCTGACACGTCAATGGTTATGTATTGCTCTAAATGTAAAACGGACTGGGATTTATGGTTTAGGAATGCTAGGCATGTTATACAGGAACTAGATTTGTTAACTATTTCTGAACGTGTTGGCGCCACTCTTAAGAATACGGTGGATCTACAAGGATTTTTAGCTTTAAATAATTTGCGCATGCCAGTAAAAAACTTGCTTGCGGAACTCGAAGAACAAGGTCTGCGATTCGATCTCACCGAGGATCTTTTGTTAGGTGGGGTTTTTTCTGCGTTTGTGAGGGGCAAGTCATGAACTTTGAGAACTTCTTTTCGTCAATTGCCGACAAAAATATATCGCTGCCAGTGGCAGCTGTCGGGTCAAGTCGACATCAATTAAATAATGAAGCACTTTTTCAACTACCATTAATATGTCTGATTGTATTGTTGATGGCGAAGGATAAAAGAAAACCTCGAGTGTCTGAAGTCGGCCAGTTGGTTGGCGAGAGTATCGAGGGGGCTATGCCTGGATTTAAGGGGTCTGCTCAACATTTGGGTTGGTCTGCAAATTTGAGAGTTAGAACGGTAAAGGCGATAACATTTCTTGAAAATACCTCGCTTATTGAAGTGAATAACAGGCAGAGCCGTCTCGCTATAACGGAACTTGGTAAGAAAGTCATATCCAGAGCAACCAGCCAAGATGATGATCTCTCCTACAATCTCGCATATATCGCGAGAGCCTATAGAAATATATGTGTTGCGAAACAGCTTGATTTGGAGTTGGAATGAAACTTATTAGTTTAAAGATTTTTCCAAATGGCCAGTTGGGTTGGGGGTCTGGGGTCCTAAATTTTGGAGAGAATATAACTCAGTTGTTCGGGCCTAATGGGTGTGGTAAAACTCCCGTGGTTCAGTCTATTCCTTTCTGTCTAGGCTTCCCAAGTGTTTTTCGAAACGATATATATGATCGATGCAAGTATGCAGAGCTTACAGTCTCGTCTGCCAAAGGCAGTTTGATTTTACGTCGAATATACAGCAGGGAAATGGATGTCGAGGTAGTAGAGCCATCAGGAGTAGTTCAAAGATTTTATAACGAGAGAGATTATTCTCGCTATATGTTTGAATGGCTTGGCTTAACAGCCCATAACTTAGTAACTGTCGGTAATCAGCCAGGCACAGCTTACCTTGCTACACTGCTGCCACTGTACTACTTGGATCAAGATGATGGGTATAGTGAAATCTATTGCCCACCCAGTAAATTCATTAAAGATCAGTTCTCGGAAATGATGAGGATGGTTTTTGATTTGCCCGTTAAAAACTCGTTTGATGTAAAAAAAGAACGGTTTCGGGCGAAGGAGCGTTTAGATTTTCTAGACAAAGATGCCCAAACTATTTCTAGGATGGTGGAGGTTGCTAAAGGCAATATAAAAGAGATAACGAGATCCAGACCTGAATTGGTTGCGGAAATATCACAGCTAGAGTTTGAGGTAGAAAGTCTTCAGGGGGCTGGGGCCAGTCGAGATGACTCTATTGGTGCGCTCGATCGATTGATATTCAATCATCGAAATGCTATCAGAGAAGTGTCGTCAGAAATAAATCAGTTGCAAAGACGTAATCTCGGTATTGGCAAGATTGTTAACGAAATCAACACTGAAATCGAAACCCTGAACCTCAATGAGGAAGCGCGTAGAGTCTTTCTTTCATTTCGGGAAATATGTGGGGCGGACTTATGTCAGTTGTTTTCTTCAAGCTCCGAAGCCTATAGTAAAAATTTGCTCTATCTTCGTGATCAAATTAAAGATTTGGAGCGTAACGCTGAACTTGATGAGGTTCGAATTGAAGAGTTAAATCGGCAGCGCGTGGCTCAAGAGCTAGCTATTCAAGCGTTAATTAGTGAGCGCAACTCATCAAGCTCAAAAAGTGAAATATCGACATTAGTAGAAGCTATTACGAGACTAAAAACCGAGATTTTTGCACTTCAAGGTCAGCTGAGTGAGCTTGATAAAGTGACCGCGCTGGAAGGTAAGCAGTTTAATGTGTTAGTGGAGCGCGATAAGGCTCTGACTCTATATGGGTCGTTCTCGACGGATAGGTCGTATTCGCCTGAACTAATTAAGGTTCGTTCTGATATTCGCCGATACTTCATAGATTGGCTTAACTTGCTACATACGCATAACGTCAGTAAAGATATAACTTTTAAAGATGATTTTACGCCGTTGTTGGGTGTTGAAACCATATCTCAATTAAAAGGAAGCACGAAAATTCGAGCAGTGCTGGCGTACCATGCGGCTGTCTTCCAGGTTTTTGCTGAAAAAGGCGTAATGGGTTTCAAGTTTTTGATTTTGGATACGCCCAAGCAGCATGAAATACATAATGACGACTTAGGGCGATATTTAAGTGCTTTGAAAGTATTATGTCGTCGTCATGGTGCACAAATAGTTTTCTCAACAACAGAGTACCATTATGACGGGGATGATACCGATGCTGAGTGGCTACCTCCTTACGAAGGGGAGGAGCAAAAAATGTTCTTGAATCTTGGGGGCATAAATAATTAATAGCAAAGAGTGCAGGTGCAATTTGTGCCTGCACTTTTTTAACCACAGTAAGTGCTCAAGCCTCTCCAGTTGAAGCCAAGAAGGAGCCGTTACCGTCAAGGCAAGGCAATCGAGCAGATTATTGTTGTACTCCCGATGTCGAGCTTCTGGGCAATTCACGCCTGTCGCGCGACCGATGTGTCAAATATTATGCATCGACTGGCCAACGCGATGGCAAATCTTGTGGTTGACTCCGGTGCAGTTTCGCATTTACAACGGGAAAGACTTTTCCGCGCGGAATAGACATGCTTTTATAGCAGCGTGTGTTGCTATGAACGCAGCGAGACGCCTTTCTAGAACCCGACAAGTGAGTGGGGTTTTTTGTACCCTTTTACAAGCCCTGCCATCGAGCAGGGCTTTTTCGTTTTCGGCTCCGCCACACCCATCGCCTCAAGCCGGGAGTGCTGCGGAAGCCGGATCTATTGCACTTCCCGAACGGGAGGAATCCGGATGACAAACATGCCCGACAAACCAGACACATGGCTGCTCGTTCTCGCGTGGCTGGGGCAGCATGCATCGACGATTTACGCCGGAGCATTGTCATTCGTGGTAGGTGCATTGCGGATTATTTATGGCGGCGGCACGCGGCGACAGGCATTGCTTGAAGCGTCGCTCTGCACGCTGATCACCATTGGCTTGATTCCGCTGCTGGAGTACTCCGGCTTACCGCAGAACTTCGCCACGGCTGCAGGTGCATTCATCGGTTTCCTAGGGGTGAAGAAGATTGCCGATCTGGCTGATCGGTTTGCCGACTTCAAGTTTCCTAAATCAGATTCCTCGCCATGAAGCGCTGCGCCTGGGTGCTACCTCTTGTGCTCCTAACGGCCTATGCCATCACGGGCCACATCCACTGCGGCGAGTCGCCTGCATTTCAGCCGCTAGCAACTCAATCACTGAATTTTGAGATTTAAAGAATGGCCTACTCCCAATACGAAACTGTCGTTGCCAACACTCCCGAGGAGCTGACAGCCAAGCTGGCACAAGCCATTGCCGATGGCTGGCAGCCATACGGTAGCCCTGTCTCCATCACTGAAGGCTTTCAAGTGCTCCAAGCTGTGGTGAAGGGATCGAACAATGTCGGTGGTACGCCAGGCGACATCACCGCGGATAGCATCACGGACGCGTCGGATGTCGGTAAGGCGGTGTTGGTGAGCGTCGATGCCGCGGCTGCTCGTACCGCAATTGGTGGTGGGACTTCGGACTTCTCGGGTAGCTACAACGACCTGAGTGACAAACCGGCCATTCCCGCTGAGGGCGATGCCGCATTGCTTCAAGCTGGCACTGACCTTGTGGCGCATACCTGGTCAGCCAAAACGATTTATGACGAGATTGCCCGCCAGCTTGCAGCAATACCTTGATAGCCAGTTGGAGTCGTTTTGTGAAAGCTATAGGACGGGGGACTTATGCAAGTACGGGTGTTGAACGAAGAATTGGACGTGCTCTGGGTTAAGACAGAGATCGGCGGTGTTACAAACCTGTCGTTCCGCCGGGATGGAACTATTGAAAGGATCATCGATGCTTTGCAGCGTGCACTTGATCATGCCCGTGCAGAGCGTAACTGCGAGGATGATTGCACCGATGCAGCGCTACAGAACTCGCAGGCGCTGGAAAGAATGCTAGGGCGTGGCAGTTTCGGTGTGCAGAACACGACCGACGGGGACCCTGGCAACTTCCGAGGAACACGGGGCATAAGACTCGCGCGAACGCGTTAGCGGCACCCCACCAAAGTTAGTTAACTGGTTAACTCCATTGGTTAACTGGGCTGAAAGCCTTGTGGGCTGCGGCTTACAGGGCGGTTAACTTAGGAGTTAACCTGGTTAACTCGACTATTCCCTGATTCGTCTGTAAGCCATGTGGGCCGCGGCCTGCAGAGCGGTTAACTAAGGCAGTTAATGAAGAGTTAACTAAGCGACTGAAAAACCGGCCATGAATTTGCTTGAAAGCCAAGCAGACCGTGGCGTTGAGGTGGTTAACCTAGGAGTTAACCGACTAATTTACTCGGTTAACTCTCGGCCCCGCCGGGTTAACCGTAAGGTATCGACATGACAGCACTCACCAAAGCGGAGTTCGCCACTCGCCAAGGGTGGTCGAAACCCTACGTGTCGAAGTTGGCCAAGGCCGGACGTTTGGTGTTGATGGCCGATGGCATGGTGGATGTAGAGGCTACGGATCGACTCCTGTTCAGCACCGCGGATCCAAGCAAAGCCAACGTGGCGGCGCGGCACGAGCGTGAACGAATTCAGCGCAGGCCGGAAGGAAATACCCCGGCCCCTCACATCGCATACGAACCACCAACCACTGTTCCACTCCAGGCGCCTTTGCCTGTCGAAGGTATCCCGGACTTTCAGGAGTCTCGTGCCTACCGCGAATTTTATGAGTCACGCCTGACCGAGAGCGAGTTTCATAGAAATCGCGGCGCTCATGTTGAGTTGGATGCCGTTAAAACGGCGGCGTACACGACGGGGCGGATGTTGCG